GGATTTCAATGCAATAGATAAGTTATCAGAGATTGAGTTAAATTTCAGACCAAGAGATAGATTGGAGACACAAAATATGAGAAGCTTGCAGCTGAACAAATTACAACAGAGGATCACAAATCCCATCATTGATTTGCTGAATGACAAATGGCGGAATCCATTACCTCAGGCCCCAAATTCATACATCCGGGATTGGATTAATTTGACTCAGATGATACCAATAATGAAAGAATCTCTTGATCAAACATTAGCATCCTTCAGAGGTGACAGAGAAAAACAAGTTCGTTGCTTATTACTAATCATCTTGAGACTGATGAGCTATAGCACCAGACCTATGAAGGCCATAATTTATGGACCTAGTTCGAGAGCTTTTGATAGCTCATACTTATGTCTAAAGCAGCAAAACAGCTACACCAATGCAACTAGTAATGAGACTCATGGTAGGCAGATGATGTCCATCATTGCAACAAATACAGATAGACTGGCCTTTGCATTCAATTATTTCGCTCTGGCCTGTATGACCATGGGTAGGTGCATTGATGTAAATCACATGGTGCATAATGAGGACATTGAACACTTCTTTTTGGACAATTCATTAGGAGTAGCATCTTACAAGAAGATTTTAATGATGTTGATAATGCTTGGGAGAGTCACTGATGTAACCTCATGGTCAAGGAAAACCAAGACCTGTTTCCACAAATGGGAAAGGAGGAGTGAAATCATTGAAGGGAAGTATAGTGGAGATTACTTGCTAAAGGTGCAGCTTGCTGACACGGTGATGAACCTGGACTACTCTTCAAAAAAAGACTGGTATTACATTACTGTTAATAATGTTAGGGATCTGCATAACATATTTGAGATGTTAAATGATGTTTCTAGCATCCTGGGCATCCCAATAGAGAATGTTCTTAAGAGGACACACCCAGGTGTGTATCTCATGACATCTGACTCGGTGATCATGATCCATAAAAGAGCAGGCTTCCACATGAATACATTCCCTTTGGATAAAATTAGTCTTAGACCAGACAATGTGATTTATAATGATGGTTGTTTGACTTTGGTA